ATGCGAGATTGGAATACTTCTACTGATACTGCAAGAACTGCTGATTCAACTGCGCTTACGCCTACATAAGTTGCCGCGCCTGAAAGTGTTGCAAGTCCTGAAGGAATAACCTTGCGCTCCGTAATATCGGCATTGGTTAGGGCTACAGTAAAGAAGCCATTAAATTCTCTGTATGAACCGTCTAGGAATATGCGTGAGTTAGAACGCAAAACGAATGAATCATAATCTAAATTGCTTGATTCCAAGATTGTGAAAGTGCCATTAAATGGAGAGCCTACGCCTGTTATGACTACGCTCTGACCTGCTGAAAAGTTGTTATCGCCAAGGACATAATATGTCGCGATGTTGTCTTGAAGTGAAACGACATCGATTGGGCTTGAGTACTTAACTAGCATTGGCAAGATAACTGCCTCAGCCGTATCTATTACATCGGTTAAATATGCGTCATTGTAAAGGGATGTAGAGACGCCAAGAATAGACCTTAGTTCTGCAACTGTAACGATTGAAGCCATCTCTACATCCTCTCTATTAAACGGCTGGGGGAGCCACCGGGAGCAGCAGCCCCCCCATGATTAGTTATTGACTACGCAACCATGAAACGGTAAGCGCCTGCGCCAAGCTTTGTAGCAGTTGCGCCATAGCCGTAGTATCCAACTTGAACCTGACCTGTTGAGATGAGGTTTGTCTGGAGTGATAGGCGTGGTGATTCGTACCAGGTGTAAGCATCTGGGTTGATAACAATAAGAGTGTTATCGCCAACGCCTGAACCATCTGTTAGTGCGCGTGAAACTCGAAGGTTAAGTCCGAGAAGGTTTCCGCGAATCGCTGTTGCTGTAAGAGTTCCGCCAGCATTCTGAGGATTAATTGTCTGTTGGAAGATTGGGCGATTTGAACCATCGACCAAGCCCATTAGAGCGCCCCATTGTTCTGGAGAAACTACGATGTTTTGTGCGAAGCCAAGAGTGTTCTTGTAGATAGAAACTGCTGCATCTGAAACGAAGTCAGCAACAAGAGCGCCTGTTGTAAGTGCTGCGCGGTTTCCGCCATCTGTTCCACCGTTAACCATTGCTGTTGCAACCGCGTTATCTGTGGCCTTTGCGTAAGCAAACTCCATTTGACGAACGAGTTCAGCGAAGAATGCTGGTGAAGAACGATCTAGAAGTTCTAGTGAGAATGTTTGCTGTCCGATGAACTTCTGAACATTTACAGTTACGAACGCTGCATTCTGATCTGTTTCTGATGGTGTTCCGCCTTCAGATGCAACTGCAACTGTTGGAGCAACTGTGATCTTTGGGATCTCGAAAGTCATACCTGCATCAGGTAGAGTTCCGCGAGAAATTGAGTCAATGAATGGGCGATCTGCGTTTGAGATGCCGTTAATGACCTCTGTGAGTTGGCGTGTTGGAACTAGGCCTGCGTTATCTGTAACATCTGCTGCTGCTGCAACATACATACGAGATTCTTCTGAACCTAACTTTGCGCGAACTGAATGCTCGAGATAAGAAGCCTTATCAACGATTGGGTTACGAACAACAGTTGAAATATAAGGTGCTGTTGCAGCCTTTACTTCAACCTTTGCAGCCTCTACCGTTTCTGCGGCAGGAGCAACTTCTGGAACGGTAGTGTCTGGCACTTGTTCTCCTTCTGTGGTTGATTGTGTTTCTTCCTGAGGTGTCTCAGAAACTTCGTTTTCTACTGCCGCTACTTTCGCGACTTCTGCGCCCGGGATTGCGCCATCTGTAACTAGGCTAACTTCGATGAGATTAGATGCGCTGATAGCCATAACGCCATCTTCGTTATCCCACTCTGCAACATCTACGCCAACGCTAAAATCTGAACGAAGCCCAGTTGCAGCTTCTTCTAGAGCATCGTTGCCTGCTGTTGTCTTTGCGATCTTAAATTCTGCTGTGATGCCTTCTGCATCTGCTTCGAATGAAACCATTTTGCCCAATGGGCGAGTTACATCGTGCTGAAGAACCAACTTGATGTTCTTGGCCATAGTGATTGAATCTTCTTTGAACATGGTTCGCCCGGCGGATGTACTGCCTTCAGCGTTCCATGAAACGATGCGGCCTGCGATGATGCGAGATTCTGTATCTGCCGCTGTGATCGCGTATGGCATAGTTATTTTCATCGGTTCTCCTTGTTGTCGATCAGATCTTCTTCTTCTTTAATCTGCTCAACGCTCATCGCGCCAATTCGATTTAAGATTTCATAAACTTGAGCGCGAGCAAGCGCATCTGAACGCAAGAACTCGTCTAGGCTAAAACGGATAACTCCAGTTGAAGGGCAGAAATCTGGCATTGATAGGCGCTGTTCGATGCTCGCTAAAATCGGCTTCATGCTGAAATCGATAAGGGAGCGCCTCTCCGAAACAGAGTTCGAATAGGTCATGCTCGTAGTTTCAGCACTTACGAAATAAGCAGGTAGGTTGCAAGCGCGAGCCAATTCCAGCGCGACATATTGGCGAGCCTCATTTAGTTGTAACTTGGCAGGATCGATGCCCAGCGCTTGCAATTCAACATCCGCATTAAGAAACGCGGTTGATTTAGTAAGTCGAGCAGTTCTCCATGATTCGAGAAGTTTAGAAATTCGTTCTGCTGGGAGATTAGTTCCGTTAGATTTTAGAACCTGAAGTGGAACTGGTTCTTTAGCGAAAGTTTCAGCGGCTTGTTCTAGTGCATGAGCGGCGCGGATTGTGCGACCTGCTCGATTCAATAAGCCTTCATCAAGTCCGTAAAATACAACCAGGGAACCTACGCCCTGAGTTGGAACTATTGAACCATCGACTTGATAGCCAACGATTTCAGTTTGATTGTTGTTAAGTTTTGGAGTTACGCGATCTGGTGCAACGCGAGTCCAAGCGCGAACGCGGCCTGTGTCTCCATATTGCTCTAAGACTTGTCCATAACCAACGCCATGAAATAGTAAATCTTCTGCGAGCCAGGCGTAGATTGCAGAACCTGGAACGCGTGGATCTGGCTGATTAATTACTGCTGGAGTTCCCATGTGAGAACCATCAAGCTTCGAATACTGCTCAAGTGGTAGAGCGGCAAGTGTTGAGCAGATGATGTTACGCGCTCTAGCAATAGTTGGAACTGCCATTGCTTGCTGGCGGCTTGCTACGGATTGAGTAAATACGAAAGGATTAAAAGATGCTGTGTTGTTAAACGGTGCAGGTGTCGAAGCCGCATCAACTGTAATTTCGGTTGTTGGCTTTGGCGTTGTAAATAAGTCCCTGATTCCCATTGGACATATTATACGCTATTGTCCAGACATTATCCTATCTGAATGTCCACTTCGGATTCTCCGCGTGTTGCGAAGTGAGTAACCATTGCAGAAGCAACCGCTCCACAGACTATGCCGCTTTGCTTGCGACCCATTACCCAACCACCATCGCCTCGAGTTAATTTGACGGCCGATAGAACTTGCTTGGTTAGTTCTTCTTGATCTGCATGAGCAAGCCGCATCGATGAAACCGCTGAGACGAACTCATCGCACGATTGTTGGTATTCCTGCGAGTTAACTTCATGGATTGGAATTCCTGCTGGAGCCAATCGAGCGGCAACTGCTGAGGCTGTAGACTTTGAGTAAGCAACCGCATTAACTGGGAACTTGCGAACCCAGTAAGCAATATCGTTGGCCATTTCAAGATCATCAAGGTTGACCGGGTTAAACCAGGTATGAAGAAGGCTAACCATGAAGCGGTTGCCTTCGATTCTTTGGCCTGCAACTAGCGAAGCGTGTTTTCTATCTGGGCTGAGATCGATCGCCATCCAAGTATCTTTCTCGACATCGAGTTGAGGCAGATCATCGGCCTTGCACTTCTTCCATTCGGCTTCTGAAATAACTGGGTTAATCATCGAAACGAATTGGCACAGGATTTCGGTTCTAAATATATCTTCGCGATCCGACAGGCTGTCTTTGATGTTATCTTCATGAACGGTATGGCCTAGAGATGGATTGCTTTGATACCAAGCTTCTTTATCGGTGATCTCGGCTCCTGGTTCAGCACTCCATTCGAACCAACCAATAGAATCATCGGCTCCTTCACTAGCTGCTAAACCTCGCTCCCTAAATTTATGCAGCAGAACTGAATTGGCATGCCCAGCATTCGAATAGACATAGGCTTGAGGATTTGAGTTAGACATCTGAGTAAATCGCATCGAACTCCAGACATCCTCTGTGTCGAACTCTCGAAGTTCATCGATATGAATAACATCTGGAGCAGCAATACCTCGAGCGGCTGAGTTGCCTGCTCTGATCAAATACCGGGCTTTATTCTTAAACCGAATCTCTTGCGATCCCTTGGATTCATACTTCTTGGCGAAGTTATCCAAAAGCATCTGAGAGTTATCGATGATCTCGCTGACCTTAAAAAAGATTTCGCTCGATGTAGTTAACTTATGAGCGGTAGCCAGGTGCATCTTCTCGCCCAGAACATAGATCCCGAATAAGATTCGAAGCGCCATGAATGTAGATTTGCCCTGCTGTCGTGGCAACATGATTCCGATTAGTGGATGCGCCCAGCGCCCATCGGCCTTGTAGCGCAAGCAATCTCTGGCCAGTTGTTCCTGCCATGGAAGCAATGGGAATCCGATATCGATGCAGAACTGGATCATCTCATCGCCTCTAGTAGGCAGATCTAGTGGCTTTGAGCGGATTCTAGGGGTTTGTGAGCCATATCTGACTTCTGTTACCCCTACCTCAACCGATTGCAGCCCTTCTGAGCCTTCTTCAGCCGTCATGACTATTCCTGATCCGATTCAAGCCGATAGTGGCTGTTTGAGTCGTTTTTGGGGTAAAAAGAAACAGGAAGGGTCGGGGGTGTCTTTGCCCTATCAAAAAACCTACCCCCCTTAGATGAATTGCAACTAGAACATAATACTTCTAAATTACTTGGATTATCATCGCCACCTAATCTGCGTGGCACTATATGGTCAACGCTTAGGCGCTCCTCAGTTCCGCACCTTTGGCAACATCCATCTCTTTGAATGATTGATTGCCTTAACTTACGCCAAGCATTAGTAGATCCCTTATCACTTAACTTACTCATTAGATATCACCATAACAGATCTCACATAGTAACCAGTTAAGCATCTCAATGAGAGTAGATAGTTCTTGTGTAC